GCCCTGCACGGCGAGCAGCGCGCCCTTCTGCTCCTGCGCGGCATGCTGCGCGGCGAACTGGAGCGCGATATAAGACGCTTCCAATTGCTGATTGTCTCGCGCGATCTGCGACGAGCGCTGCTCGGCGTTGTCAGCGAGCGCATTCTGCGCCTCGCGAACCTTGAGCGTGCTATCGATGACCCGCTGTTGCGCCGCATCGTTCTCCAGCGCGTAGGTCTTGATGCTCTCCGCGATCTGCGGCCACTCGCGGGCGACCGTGACGGTCACGCGGTTGGCGAAGCGTTCGAACTGTTGGACGGAGACGCCGCTCGACGCGAAGACCGCTTCCAATTCTTGCAACTGCCCGGCGGTCGTGCCGAACGCCTCGGCGAGCAGAACGGTCTTCTGAGAAAGCTCGGTCTGTTGCTCAACGAACAACACGGTCGCGGCAGTCACGCCCGCGATGGCTGCTTCAATCAGCCCGAGGCTCTGTGCCGCAAGCTGAAAGCCCGACGCGCCCTTCTCCTGAGCCTCGACGAGCTTTTCAAAACTCTCCGCGCCTTCTTGGCCGACCTTCTTCAACGACGAGAGGAATTGATCATCGCCCTTGAGAAGGATTTCTGCTACAAGTGGATCGATCTCAGCCATTCTTGTTCGCCCCGAGCGCCTGTTTGAAGATGTTCGCGAAGTCCGCCATCACGTCGGTCTGGATTTCAGCGAGATGGAATTTCTTCGGAATGTTCACGCTGGGGACGCCGAAATACTTCGGCGCGTGGTCGGCGACAGAGAAGAGCAGCGGGACGCCGCCCGCTTTGCGGTTGACCGAGAAAAGTTTCGCGCCATAGCTACTGGCCCGGACGCCCTCGGCGTCAGTGCCGCTGATGGGTATCCAGAGCAGCGGGTTGCCGTGGACCGTGCCGCCGTGCTCAAAGAGCGCGCCGCGAGGATCGTCGAACGTCGTCTTGATCTCGTTGCCCGACACAGTGACGTTCAACGAGCCCGCGATATCGTCGCCGAACTTGCCGCCCGCGCGGATGTCCGCATCGCTGCGCTGCTTGATCAGTGACGCAACCATATTGAGAGCAGTCGCGAACGCGGCGTGGAATTGCACGCCGACTTGGTCGAGCGACTTCTTGAACTTCTCGCTATCAACCGTGATGGTGAAATCGAGGCTCAATCTTCCTTCTCCCACTGCTCAAGTTGTTTGTTGATCTCTTTCCCGTCGCCGCTGTTCGCGAGCGCCAAGAGCGAGAGCATACGGTGATCCTCGCGATGCTTTCGTTTGCTCGCGAGGAAAGCGAATGCTGCCAACTGCCGTGGGGTATAGCCCCAGACTACATCGGGGGAGTGTCCGGCTGCGATGCAGGCTTCGATGCTGGCGGCGACTTCATATCCGGAACCTTTGTGAAGCTTGCGGAGCTTGCTACGTTGGCGAGGGCCATTACCCTCTGGACGAAAGGGGCGAAGCCTTTGGTGAAGGTCATACCCCCAATTGCTTCGAGGATATCGAACTGGGTCTCCAGCGGGATTGCCGCCGCTGCCGTCTCTGCCTTCTCGTTGCCAAGCTGGCCGACCGAGGCGGCGATGATCGCGGCAACCGCATCCGGTGCGGTCGAGAGGAACGCGCTGATGTTGAATTGCTCCCCGGATACCATGCCTGCGATCTTGGGGAAGCGGCGGAAAATTTCGAGCGCGAGCTTGACCGGGATGCCATGCACGCGGAGGAAACTATCGCCGACAGGCACGTCTTGGTGCATGGGGGCGAGATCGGCCAAGTTAAGGCCGGGCTGATTGGTCATAAGATGTTCCTTATTGCGAGGGGGACTGACGATAAGGTAGAGGTGATCACTCTGCCTGTTCGGCGAGCGCGCGGGTCCGGGGATGGTCGGCCGGGCCAGCCGCGATGCCTTCGAGGCCGTGTCGGGTCCCGCCGACGCCCGGCTCGGGCGCGAACTCTTCGACCGCCGGGGTCTCGACGGCTGCCAGCGGGTCGGCCGCAGGAGGCGTCTCCGGAGGCGTGGGAGCAGGGGTTTCCTCTACCTTGGTTTCGGGGGCGGGCGCGTCTGCGCCTGCATCCTGCGCCACGGCTGCCTGTTCGGCGGTCTGTTCGGACTGATCGGTCATGGGGGACTACTCCGGTTGCGAAAACAGGCTGTAGCCTGATTTCCGGAGCCGGAAATCAGGCCCCGGCCTTAGAGGACGTTGGACGGGCTGTTGGGCAGCGAGACGGTCGCGGTGCCGAAGCCATTCGACAGTTGATCGAACAGCACGTCGCCTTCGAGGTCCACGGTGCCCCACGTGTTCGCGATCAGGCCCAGCGCCTTCGACGGCGAGAGCTTGACGAGCGGGAACGTGACGGTCCAGATGGGGCCGATGTCGTTCGTGCCCGTGAACTTGACCGACCCGTAAATAACCGGGTTGGACAGAATGTCGATTGTGTCGGGCGTCGGCGACGGGCCGCCGGTCGGCAGACCGAGCAGGGCGAAGCCGAGGTTGCGCGCGGTCAACTCTTCGAGTTGCATCGTCAACTGGCCGCTGATCTCGATGACGGCGGTGAAGTCCTTCACGCGCACGCCGGTCCGGCTGGAGTAGTGGTCGAGGTTCGTGACCTTGGCCAAGAACTCGAATTGCGGGCAGTTGCCCGCGTCCACGAACTGGGTTTCACCGAGCAGCTTGATGCTGATGATGCCCTTGCCGATGTAATAGTTGCCGATGTTTGGCGAAAGCAGGGAGCCTTCGATGGTCTCATTTCCCAAGGGCATGGTGCACTCTCCGCTTTCCTAGTGTTACGCCGTGGCGAACTCATCCGGGACGAACGGATACCCGAAGGTCACCATCAGTCCCATTTGTCCTCGCATCTGCCGGTTGCGCGCCAAATCGGTGTAGCAACCGTCGTAAATAATTCCCCCGGTGCTCCCGGTGATTTGCTGGAGCGTCGGGTCGTGTGCGATGGCGTCGAGGATGACCCCGCGCGCCGTCAGCAAGTCTTCGCCTACGTTTTTGTTCTGAGGCTTGCGCACATCAAGAACAACGTAAATCTCCGGCGTCATCTTCATCATGCCGGGACCCATCCGTTCACTGCGACCCTGCAAGCTCGGAAAGCGCGGGTCTCGGGTCTCGTCGGCATCCAAGAGGATGATGCCCGGCACCTTCTCTTTCGGAAGCTCGTCGCGATTGCGAACGAAGTTTCCAGCCGGGATGGTGCCCGTCGTCAACGTGATCGTCAAACCGGAGAGGATTGCCTCCAGCCTGTCGAGAAGAAGCCGCCTGCGATCAACCAACACACTCATCGCCGCACCGTGAATTGCCAGAGCACTGTTACCCCGGCCGGTGCCGTAGGCGTGGGCTTACACGTCATCGGCAGCACTTCGTTTTCCACTGGCGGGTTCGTTGGGGGTTGCACGAACGTCACCAATTGATCAAGCTCGTTGTCAGGCGGCGTCGCGATGATCTCCGGGTTCTTCGCCGACATGAAGACCGTGCGGTCCACAGGGTTGGCGAGATCAGTCGGTTTCTCACGCGGCTTGTATTCCACGATAGCGACCCGACAGGGCCGATCAGGAAAACCTTCCCGACGAAGCACCGCGTTCATCCCGAAAAACTGAATGAGCGCGTCGGCATCATCGAGTGCCTGAGCATAGTCGAATTTCGCAGCCATTTTACCATCCTACCGGGGCCAAACAACCGGACAATCAGCGAATGACAGTCCGGCCGCCGCCCGACTTGAGCAGCCCGGCTTGCCGCAGCATTCGGTCAACCATTGGGAAACTCGCGAAGAAGCCGAGGCCCAGCTTCGTGTCGAAGGCGGTGACGGTTTCCAGCGGGCCGACCTTCTTGGTGACCGACGATACCACGCCGCCCGCGCCGACGAGGCCGGGGTCATAATCGGGCTGGAGATCGGTGCCATTGAGCACGCGGATGGCGAGTTCGGCACACGCTGCCTTGATCGCCTTGGGGATGCCGTTGACCGTGTCGCCGTTGAGATCGACGATGCCCTGTCGCGGCCATTCCGTGCTCTGCTTCGAGGTTGAGGGGGTCAGGTAGGAGACGCCCTGCACGGCGTAAGGCGTGAGCCAACTCTCGATGAAGGTCGCGTTCGCGTCCATGGGAGCGGTGCCGATGGTCTGCAAAAGCTTCACGCCTTGATAGTTGTATTTTTGGTCGAGATAGTCCGTGCCCTTGACGATGGCCGCCTGAATTTGCTGATCGGTCGCGCCCGCCGGGACCGCGTTGCCGCGCGCCACGTGATACTTCGTGAACTCGTTGACGTTGATGTACGCATTCGCGCCGTCGATCTCGACGACGGTCGAAGTCTCATTGGCATTGTCGCCGGAGGTCCACGTGATCTCGCCCTGCGCGGGCCAGTCCGCCAGATTGGCATTGACGGTCGAGACCGAGAAGTGCTCATTGTCGAGGACTTGTGTCACGACGAACGGACACGTCTGGGTCACAGGCGCGCTGAAAGAAGCAGTGCCATCGTCCGGGAAGCCGACGTAAACGCCAGCATCGCCGACCGTGATTTGCTGGGCTGGCGACGGCGAGGCGAGCAGCGTGAGTTGTACGACGGTGCCCGTTTCATCTTGCACTGAGAAGATCGCGGTCATCGGTTTAACTCCACGAACTGTAGCCGGAGAACTTGGTGCCGACGAACGCCGAGCCGCCGAAGTTCATCGTGGCGACGAGATGCGGCGTAGAACTGTCTGTGAAGATCGCCGCGCAGTAGTTGCTTTCCGAAACCATTGTGACGACTGGCGACTGATCGCCGCCCGATGTCCAGTTTCGAAATGTGATGGTGTGATTGTCCACATCGATCCCGACGCCAATCGTGTCGCCCGACTGCGGTGTACGATGGTTGCCGTTCAAAGTGACGTTGCCCGGCGAACTGCCGTTGACATAGATCGGACCGTTGACGAAAAACCCGCACGCGCCATGCGTACCGAGGCCCGAGACTGCGGTCGAGAGCGCCGCATCCTTGTCCATCGCGCCAACGCCGCCGACCGAGCCGCCGTTGATCGTGTCAATGGTGACTTCGAAATACCACTTGCCGGAAGTCTTGTTGAGCTTCGACTTCGCGCCTGCATTGGCAGTGCCGTTGCTCGTGAACGTGAGCTTGTCAGCGCTCAGTGTGCCGCCGACAAGAGTGTTCGGGTCGAGCGTGTCGAAGACCCGCACGACCGTCTGCCGTGCAATACGGTTCTGTCGCGACTGCCAAAGGGCCGCTTGCATCGCTGCAAGACGGCCCTTCCTATTCGGATTGGGAATGAAGAGACCCATCTAGCCGTCGCCTTTCGAGTTAGGCGACGTTGCGGACGCCGCCTGATGCGAGCCTGTTACGTCCGTTGTCCCGCTTGCGATCTTGCAAGACGTGGTCGATTGGGTTCGCCTTCTGAGCGATAGGCTGCCCAGTGACGCGCTCGTGAAGCGCGGCCTGCGAAGCGGCGAGATGCGCCTTGATATTCGCCGCCGCACTGATCGGCGGGAATTTCGCAGCGAACAGGGCCATCGCTCGACCGAGCCGGGCTTCTGCCTGCGCTACGTCCCGGTTCGCTTGATCACGGGCCTTGCGCTTCTCGTTGACGTATTCGTGCGCGTCGTCAACACTGCGCTGGGCAATAGCGCGAAGGTCTTCCTCGGTGCCCGAACCATCAAGGATGTCGTCGAGTTCGACATCGCCTTCCTCGGCTGGAGCCGGGGCGGCTGCGACAGGAGCTTCCACCTTGGTCTCGACGGGAGCTTGGGTCTGCTCGTCAATTGCCGTGGTGGACTTGCGCTGGAAACCCGGAAGGGCTTCATTGATCTGCGCGCGGGTGATTTTGGTATCGTTGCAGATGCGCTGGACGGCTTCGACCTTGGGAGCGCCATCATCGGTCCAGAGATTGTCGTCCTTGTGGTCGAGAGTTTCGAGAGCTTCCGCGATTGCGGTTTTGTCGGTAGGCATAGTTCACCTCATGGTGCGGGACAGAAATTGTTGCCCCGAGGGTTTTACCCCTCGGGGCCGCGTGTCGTTGACTACGGCCGAAAGTGTCCCCCTCTTAGCCGCAGCGCAACGCGCACGCAAGCTGGTTAAGGAATGGCCGCAAGATTGGCAGCGGCCTTGACGCGAGCCGCGCCGTACTTCGTGACCTTCGCGAAAACGACGGCGCTCGTGCTGGTCAGGCGCGTAGCCTGCGCAGCGAGGAACGCGGCAAGCTGAGTGCCGGGATGACGAGCCCGACGCGCGATCTTGCTGTAACGCTGATGCGAGTTGTACTCGCGGGGCGAAGCGCCGGTCTGGCCGGAAAGCTGATTGGACATTGTGATCTCCCTTCAAAAGAAACGGCCCGCCCGGATGCCGAGCGGGCCGCTTGAAAACCCCAGTGCGGGAGCCTTAGCTCTCGCGGGTGATGAGGCGAGCGAGCTTGATCTGCTTGCGCTCGGGGAAGACGCGGACCCACGAGTTCGCGTTGGCGAGGTTGTTCGAAGACGCGGCGTTGGTCGGGCCGCCCTCCGAAGCCGGGGAGCCAACGTAGGCGTGGCCGACCGGATGGATGCACCACTCCACGCGGTTGTAGAGGGTGTCCGAACCTGCGCCGTTGCCACGGTCGGGGTTGCGGAAGACTTCGGTCGGCACGACCGGGGTGCCGACGCCGAGGCGGAAAGCCGCCGGGCCGACGAGCCACGTGTGATAGATGCCAGCCGCAGTCTGCGAACCGTTCGACGTATCGCCCGCCGGGTTGGGCATGCCGTCATCGACGATCACTCGGCGACCGAGGAAGGTCGGGATGTTGACCTTGCCCTCGCTGTCCGGGATGAAGTCGATCAGGTTGTTCTTCTGGGCGGTCGAGTACACGACCGAGTGCATGAACACGGCGGTCACGTCCTCGGCGGCGTCGCCGAGCAGGGTCGCGGTGTCAATGAACGCCGACGCCGAGAAGTTCGTCACGCCAGCGGTGAACGAACCTCCGGAGATGTCGTGCGTCAGGTCATCGGTGTGACCGTAGGCGGCATTGATGCCCAGTTGGCCCGAGCGACCGAGGGTCGGGTCGGCCAGATGGTTGTTCGCGAAGATGCCGTTGGCGACCGCGACGAACGCGCGCTGGAGACGACGGACCCAGTAGTCCGACACGCGGCTGGCGATGCTCTGCATCGGGTCCGACCCGGCGAGAGCGGTCGCGAGACGCATCGTGCTCCAAGAAGCGTTGCGCGACAGGCGCACAGCGACTTCGGCCGAGGTCTGGGTGATGTTCGGGGTCGAGGACGTGTTCGGGTCATCGCTCGAAACGTTTTCGGCGGGGTCGCCGATGTCCTGCCAAGACGGGACCGTGAAGGTCAGACCGCCTCCGGCGAGCAGGTTGTCGAGGAAGTCGTCGCGCGCAGCGATACCCGACTGGATGATGGCGGTCTTCTCCATCGTCAACTGCTGGGTGTACGGCGTGAAGACAGCGGGGACGATCACGTCGGAAATCTGGGTGGACACGTTGACCATTGGTGCTCTCCAAAACTGGCTTGCGGTTTTTCTGGGGAGATACCTGTGCGCCATGGCCGGTATCGGCAGCGGCGATGTGTCTGTGTCAACGGCCCATGGCCGAACAAGAGACGCGCCAAATTGTGCCGCAAGCATACGGCATCAAAATACGAAGAACAACCGGACAATCGGTTTAGAAAAATGGGCAGCGAAAAAGGATGCCTCATCGCTGAGGCATCCTCTAACAGGTCGCGAATTTTGCCTCAGAGATTAGGCAGCCGCAGCCGCCGGAGGCTTCGTGTCGCCGAGCTTTGCGCCGACACGGGCGGCCATTTCGGTCGCCTTGACCTCGCCGTGCTCGCGCACGAACTGGCCCTGCTTCGTGATGTTCCAGCCCTCGCGCGACCACGGATTTGCCGCGCCGGAATACTGCGAACCCGGACCGCCCGCTCCGCGCGAGCCGCCGCCGACCGAGGCAGGCCACCAATGCGGTGCCTTCTCGGACTGCTCTTTGAACCATTCGTCCGGGGACAGACCCGGCGTCGAGCCGGAGTTGTCCTTCGTGATGATGCGATTGTCCTCGGTGATCTCGAAGACCGAGCGCGCACGCATCACGGCGTCGGTGATGGCCGTGGGCAGCACCTTCGCCTTGACCGCCGCGTCGCTGACAGCGCGTTCGATGCTGCCAGTCGTGATGGTCATCTTGAGAGTGCCGACTTCACCGTCCTTCTCGGTGATCTTCTTGTTGGCTTCGTCGAGCTTGCGCTGGAGCGTGGTCTTCTCGCGCTCGATGGGGCCGAGAGCCTGACGGACGCGCGACTGAATGATCGGCTCCATCTTCTCTTCGTCGAATGCGCCGCCAGCCTTGAGCGCTTCGAGTTGCTGCTCCATGCTCTCGTAGTTTTCGAGCCGATCGTGAACCTGAGACGGATCGAGTTCGCCGAAAGCCTGCAACGCCGTCTTCGTGGCCTTGTGATCGGTGCGCTCTTTCACGAGCGCTTGCTGGACGCGGTCCACGTCGGCTTGGGTCTTGACGCCCTGAATGCCGGTCAACTCCCACTGGCCGTTGCGCTCAGTGTAGAGGTCTTTGTAGCCCTCCGGAATTTCCTCTTCCGTGGCATAGATGGTCTTCAACATAGGTCACCTCATGATCTGCGGCTTCGGATCATTCCTTAGCCGACCCGCGCAAGCGGGCTTTCCTCTTTTGCAGCAATCCTCGCCCGAGGGAGAGAATGTGCTGTCGCGTCACCTCGGTCATGCCATTCACGCCATTGAGACGACGTGAACCGATGACGCGATGTGCAATATCCGTGTTGTCCTCGCCAGCGGTAAGGCCAACACTGAGCGCGGTCGCGATGCGCTCGGCGTCTTGCTGAGCAATCCCACGCGCCCACGACGCGATGTGATGCCCGTAAATTCGAAGAGGCTTCTTCTGCCCGGTACGAATACGGTGCTTGGCCCAAGCCTCGCCATCGTGTTCGTGCTCTTCCACATCCGGGTCAACTGGCGCGGGGATGCTCATGTCGATCCTCTCGCCCTTCGCTGCTTGTCCACTCGGGCATCAGCCCAAGCTTCTGCGGCGCGAATATCGTATGCTCGGCGTCAGCCGTGCGGTTCGTTTCTCCATGCGGGCCATAGTTGACCCACGAGTTCTGACCGCGTGTCTCGGTCGTCATCGCCCGACGCGCGAGGTCCGAATACATCGAGGCATGGGAGCGCCAAGCGTTTTCCTCGCCCTCCGCTCTGAAACCATTGCCTTCCTTCAAGTGCCCCATCATGTCGTGCACGATGCGGAAAACGTCATTGACGACGACCTTGCGCCCGTCGATCACTTCGCCCGTTTCTTTGAGCATCGGGTTCGTACTCTTAGTGTTGCCGCCCTCCGAGCCGTAGCCGAGATCGGTCGGGAAACCCC